GTGAATAAAACTATTTGGCAGCAAGAGAAATTGCCACCACTAGAGTTTTGTAATATTAAACGAGCCTCTGAAATATTGAAGTGCACCGTTGATGATTTAATGCATTTGGGTGCTATTGGTGCGATTGAGCTTTGTATAATGTTTGATAACATTCCTTCATCTTTGCTTGTAAGGGGATTCTCGACAGAATGGGAGGGAGACAAAAAAAAGATTCTCAGTGCATTTAACTCCATAGAGGGTAAAACAAAAGACTATCTTTTTTTTGATAAAAAGGACTTTTTTTCTAAATTCAAAATAGAAAAAGAAAACATTACTACATTCAGTTTCAATGCAGGCCGCAGTGAGATGGCTGTCTTATTGTTAGGGATGGCCCATGGTTTGTGGGCGTTGACTTATCAAGATATAAATATATTGAAAGTAAAGCAAAAGCACGTTATTAAGACTCTATATCCTGAAAGACATTTGTCTTTTCAAGATAATAATGGATTATATTGCGTGTTATATGGGAAAGATCTTTTTCATTCCGAATGGAATAATAGGGTGGCTTACGGATTTGAAAGTGTAAATGTTAATGTAAATGACTTGCTTATATCTCGCAGGACAATTGATAAAATTTACGAAACTATGATTAAAGGTTCGCAATTACCTAGTTTTGTTAATGGTGGGTTGAGCGGGTCATATCTAAACAACGCTCATGCAAGAGGTGAAATTAAACTAACGGGATTATTTGAAGATGTTTTTCAAGAGAATATAAACTTAGAAGATAGTTTACTGGTTACTGGCTTGATGCTAAACGCTATGAAAAAAGCTGATACACCTTCCAAAAGATGGACTCAGGATGCTCTAAAGAATGAGATTCTTGATAAAGATAAAAGATTGAGTGCGAGATTATTGGATTCGTATTTCTCACTTGCAAATAAATCATTTAAATCAGATAGTTAGTCTTGCGGCGAAAACTAATTTTTCGCCGCGATGACTTTGCATCGTTTTCCATCAATCATTACCCCGTTACGAATCACTAAGCACCATAAAGAGGTAACGGGGCATATGAAAAACCAATCTTCCACACAAACCGCAATTCCTACAACTGGCTATATCCGCCGATATCGTTTGGCTGAAATGTTGGGGATGAGCTTATCCACTCTGGATCGTAAAGTCCGTAACGGGACTTTGCCAAAGCCTACAAAACTAGGCGAAAAAATCACGGCATTTGATGCTGTGGAGATCAATCAATGGTTGGCCGAACGCCGTCATTCTGAGTAATTAAACAAAACCCACACTCAGTAAATTAAAAACCGGACATCATTATGAATGTTAATAAACGCTTTGACGGGCGGGGCTTCGTGCAACCTGAAACCAGTATAATTCCTACTATGAGCAGCCTTCAGATGGTTGAATATATTAATGCTGATCGTCAATCAAAAGCTGAAGTTGCAGGCCTGCCGTTTCCATGCAAGAAGTATCGTAAACTTCGCCACGATAACTTCATGAATAAAGTTCCTAAGGTTCTGGGAGAGCTTCAATCTCCTAAATTTTTAGGAGATTACCTTGATGATAAGGGCCGAACTCAACCCTGCTACAACTTTCCTAAACGTGAAGCATGTTTGATGGCCATGAGCTACAGCTATGAACTGCAGGCCGAGGTCTATGACTACATGGAGGAGTTGGATCACCAGAGAGAGGGTTATTTGGGCCACTCGATTGGTGAGTTACAGGGCATTGTCGCAGTTGCACGTCAGCAATCCGATGAGGATTCCAGCGATGCCGGCCGTCGCCTCAGGAAGAGGAAGGACGACTTGGTTTTGCTCAAAAAAGCGGAATGTCTGGTTAATAGCCTCAGTCAGTTATCCCTGCCGTTTTTCGAGGGGCAGGACAGTGTTAAGTGATACAAAAAGCGGGGTTATAAACCCCGCCTCCCGTCAGAATAACAGCAGCCTTTGCCGGGCAGGTTACTTTGCCTCTTTGGGCTTCTTGCGCTGCCGCTGCTGTAATTCGTTACGCGCAACGCTGATGATCTGCTGGATTTCCTCACCGGCTCTCATGCCGATTTCTTCAACACGCGCCAGCGCATCAAGGGAAGATAGCAGTAAAGATTCCTCGTTGCCTTCAGTCTGCCTGCGGGCGATTTCGCTACGTGCTGACGTTACTAAAAAGCCGGCAGTTGATTCGCCGCTTAATTTTACCGCCTCTATCTCATCCAAAACATCATGTGGTATGCGAATCGATATTTGCCGGGACTTATCATTGCTGGTGTTTGTTGCCATGTGGGTGCCTGTTAAATGGGATTGTGATTCAGTATACACAAAAATAAATCACATTAAACACTTGTTGTGTGATTCAGTTTGGTATAATTTAAATCACACCTTATCCACAGGTAGCAAACAGATAAGGCACAAAACGGCGAAGCCCGGCAGTGGTGGAACACTAACCGGGCCTCTGACCACCAGCGTTATCACAAGTAACGAGGTAGCTATGTCAAATCGTACCACACCCCTTACGGGGCGGGCATCTATCAGCCCGACTTTATTCACTTGGCGCTTTCTGGCGCTCAATCGCCACGACAAAAAGGCCAAACCTTGCCGCCTGTCCGTTGATGCTGCAACTGAGCGCGAAGCCCGGAGTATCCTTGCTCCGCACTTCATTCTTTCGTTGGCCGCTCGTCTGCCAGTTCAGGAGGTACAAAATGCATAAATCCCCGTGCGCAAAAGCAATGCTTCATCTGATGCATGCCATGGCGGATATCAATGCCATCGCAAGAACCGCGCATAAGTTACTTTATGATGCAGAGTATTCCGGCAGTGTAATTCCTCATTCACTGGCCGCGATAAACATGATTGCCGAAACAGCTGCTGAAGAAGCTATCGCAATACTGGAAGCCAATATCAAAAATGCCACGGGGGATAATGAGCATGAATAACATGCAGGAACTCAAATCAACCCAGAGCATCCGCCAGTACGCCGCACTGCTTGAATGTGCAGTGTTGCTTACATCCTCAAGCGACCAGAAAACAGAGCGTTTCGTACCGGATCTTTTGCGTGTGGCTTTTGAGCGGGCTGATTCTCTTGCCGACGCGCTGGAGGAAATGGAGGTAACTTATGTCAAAAAATGAGCCAGCCCGTTATCAGAGTTTTACCGGGCGCATTCTGCTGACTTTAGAAAATGGCCGGGTAGTAAGTGAGCGAACCATTTCCGCCAGTGAGCATCTGGCCAACCTGAACGCATTTATTGAGCTTGCCCGACTGGCAGGGTTCACCATTATTCCGCCTGATTCCGTAAGGGGTTAAATCTATGAAAAGAAATAAAACCGGATGCAATTCCGGCGGCTCTGCTCATCCTGAAATCCGTATCGGCGACCGCTGGAAAGACAGCCATGGGTCAATTATTACCATCGCAGAACATCAGTTAAATCGGGTGATCTTTTACCGTGAAGGTTATCACTCCCCGTGTATGTGTACTCAGGACAGGCTGCATCGTGAGTTTACTCTGGTGGAAAAATCCCGACTCACTGACAAAACCGATATGGCGCGGGTAATGGAGGCTCAGGGCGTCGAAAAAATCAGCATCATCAACGAGATCATTAGTCGCGCTGATACGTTGCACATTGATTCACAGAAGGAAGGGACTGCGCTATGAACGATGTATTAGCTATTTACGGAATATCTTCGCTGGAAAACATAATTTATGCAGAAGCTACGCCAGAAGGTATCAACATGCCGGTGCTTAACAGTGAGGATACGAATCAATCCTTCCTGATGGTGGACTATCCCACGGCTATTCGTTTGCTTGATGAGGGGCGTTATGACGACGAATTCCCGACAGGGCTGCAATTTGTCGCCGGGGTGCTGGACGGTGATCTTAAGCGCTACTACATCCTGTCGAATGCTCAGAAAGCGATTATCTATCGCTGGCTGGTGGTATTCCTGTTCATCTCTGAGCAGCAGGATAATAACGGGCTAGCGGGTATTACCGGTGATGGCGAAAGCTTAGGCCGGGCGGTGGTTTATTCCGGTGTGCATGGTGATCTCTACGTCACCCCATCAACAGAGCGTATTTTTCTGGCCAATAACGTCGAAGGTGTAGCGATTCAGAATCATGGGGTTGAAACGGGTCTTGATATAGCTGTCCGCATGTATGAAGGGATGATGGAGGTATCACCTGAAGGATGTATGCAACTGTCATCAGTTGGGCGTGAAGAACTGGCAAGACTTTACGACAGCTTTATCAAAACGCTGAAGACTGACGGCCTGCCGGCCACACCAGTGATGCATTAAGGGGGCGGCAGTGAAAAATGCACCAAACGTTAAAAGCCTGCCAAAGGATAAATTTGTTGAGGCTGTTATTTTTGCCGGGGCCGATGCTTACTCTCACGCGAAAGGCTGGGAAGAAGGTATGGGGCAGAAGATAGCCGGGGATTCCACGCCGCCGGTTTACCTCGGGCCGAAGCAACTGTCAGAGCTGGCGAACCTGCGCATTATCGACAAGGGGCGACGCTGCGCGCGCGTCTATCTGGCCGGAGATATTGAGTCAATCCTGATTAACGCTATTGCTGAAAAGCTGGCACTGGCTGGGGTGCAGGATGCGAAATTGTATAAGGGTATCCCTGACCGGGCGCCGGAGGACTGGCGCGATTATTTAACCAGATTGCGGGAGGATGCTGAACGCGGCGAAACGCTGGTGGGTGAGTACCGCGGGGTAGGCGGGAAACGCGCACCTGCGGATGAGCTTGCTCCGTGTGTTGAGTCTCGCGCGGGCGGTCTGTATTGGGTCACACCGAAAATCGACAGGCAGTCTGGCGAGGTGATCCGTCCGGGCCAGTGGTTGTGCGGAGAAGTCGAAGTGCTGGGAACTGGTGAGGGCGACGGTATTGATTTTGTGATATTGCGCTGGAAACCCACCGGAAACCGGCCGGAACGCACGGAAGCGATCCCGGCGGGTGATATCGGCAACCGCGAAGGCTGGGCACGTCTGAGCAACCGGGGATTGCGTGTTACCGCCAAGCCGCAACTGCGGGCCATTCTCGCAGACCATCTCACGGACAGTGATACCGGTGAACTGTGGAACGTTGCCACGCTGTCAGGATGGCAGCACGGCGTATACATCATGCCTGACGGTGAAATCATTGGTGGCAGTGATAAACGCGTGGTCTTTCATGGACGAAGTGCGACGGCATCCGGTTACACCGTATCGGGTACCGCGCAAAGCTGGCGCGAATCTGTGGCCGCGCTGGTGGAAGGCAATGACTCCATGATGCTGGGCGTTGCTGCTGCTCTGGCTGCACCACTGGTGGGGCTGGTGGGCGCGGATGGTTTCGGGGTGCATTTCTTTCAGCAATCCAGCGCAGGTAAAACAACAACAGCGAATATTGCCAGTAGTCTTTATGGCAACCCCGATATGCTGCGGCTCACCTGGTACGGTACGGCGCTGGGTATTGCTAACGAAGCACAGGCTCACCATGACGGGTTACTGGCGCTGGATGAGGTTGGCCAGGGGGCAGACCCTAAATCAGTAGCCACATCCGCTTATACGCTCTTTAACGGTTCGGGAAAATTACAGGGGGCGAGAGAAGGCGGAAACCGGGAGTTAAAGCGCTGGCGAACTGTTGCAGTGAGTACTGGTGAAATGGATATCGAAACCTTCCTGCTCAGTAATGGCATGAAGCCCAAAGCGGGGCAACTGGTACGCTTGCTAAATGTGCCGCTGGAGAAATCCACCGCATTTCATGGTTTGCCTTCTGGTAAGGCTCACGCTGATGCATTACGCGATGCCTGGACAATTAACCATGGTGCCGCCGGCCGTGAATGGGTGCGATGGCTTGCTGACCACCAGAAGGAGGCTCAGGAGGCCGCAGTCACAGCACGTGAACGCTGGCGCGGGTTAATCCCGGAAAGCTATGGTGAACAGGTTCACCGGGTTGCGGAACGCTTTGCTGTGATGGAAGCGGCGCTATTACTGTCAGGCCATATTACTGGCTGGGATCCGCAGCGTTGCCGGGATGCGATTCAGCATAACTTCAATGCATGGGTGAAAGAGTTCGGTACCGGAAACAAAGAACACCAGCAGATTATTGAGCAGGCGGAAGAGTTTCTTAACGCTTATGGCATGAGCCGGTTCGCCCCACTGAATTATGATCCGCGAGATTTACCGATAACAGAGCTGATGGGGTATCGGGACAACGGAGAACGCTTCGACGACCCTATGCTGTTTTATGTACTGCCCGCGCCGTTTAAAAAACACGTTGCTGGTGGCCACAACAAAGACGCCACTGCGCAAATTCTCTATGAAGCCGGAATGCTTAAAAAGCCCACCAGTGGTAAAAACTGGCAGATAAGAACGCCACGGCTTAAACATCTCAACAACGCCAGACCGTGGACGTACGTTTTACTTTTTGCCCCAGAACCAGAGGAAACAGAAACGGAGTAATATACATGTGCGTGTAAAAATACTTGTCCCACTTATCCCATAACATGCAATTACTGGTTAACATATTGTTTTTATAGTAAATCATACTATCATATTGGGATAAAAGTGGGACAGGTATTAGCCTTTTTGGGATAAGTCGTGTGTATTCTGGGACAACTTTCCTCATTGAGTGGCTGGGACAAGTCTAAAACCGGGCAACTTATCCCAAAACGCAGGTGACTTATCCCAGATAAAGATTTCACGCTCATATAAATCATAGAGTTATGATTTTTGGGACAAGTGGGACAAGTGGGACAAGTGATTTTGTGTACGTAAAGGGGGTTAATGGTTTTTGCCATGTTCGGGGATATCAAATAACACCCAGACAGCCCCCCTTAAGCCAACGACGATGAATCTGATCGCCATTGGTCACAGTCGGTTTTATAACGCTTACTAAGCCGTCTAAAGCATCATCGGCACTAATATCAAAACTGTCTATATCTTATTTATAGGCAGATAAGGTGTGTTCTGCCTATGGATAGGCAGGCGTGGCGTGTTTTGGCCATGCATGGTCAGATGATTTTTCTCTCGGCAAATACACCTGTTATGTTGCTTTTCTAAGACTTTTTCAGCCGACTGGGTTTAAGGATGTCATCTGTCAATACATCCAGTAATTTTCTTGTTTTTTAACCTCAAGTGAGGTATAAAAAAAGGAAAATACATAAGAGGCTTTCCCTATGTTCTCTCACAACCTCGCAAAAACAGTTGTATTGGTTGACCCGAATGATGTCGAGTCTTACCTTCGGCCTATGAATCTTAGCCAAAGTGACTTAGGGCGTATTCTTGAGAGGGGCCTTTCCGGTCGCTACTCGACGACGCAGAACCACCCCAAAACCTCACGCGGACAGTATTTTTATGGTGAAGGTGTAAGCGCCGCCAGAGATATTCTTGCTCCTAAAGGCTACAAGCGCCTATCACTTCGAAATGTTGAGTTGACTGTGAGTGATAAAGTTGCCCTGTATCTTTGCCGCGGTTGTGATCAGACTGGACTTATCCACGGTCTTCCAGAGTCCCGCATGAAGAAAGGGGATTTTACTTGTGAGCTGATGGGGTTAATCCATAATAACACCCCGGGTCAGGGCGAACTTATCCTGGACGACAACCAGCTTAAGCTCGATTTAGACCTGCCGAAAAGCGATGCTATCCCCCTGCTACCAAATAAAATCGGATTGGACTTATGGTTTTTACTCTACGATTTTTATGAACTGGATGGGGACGAGCGCGTAGGTATTCGTGCTGAGCTTTCACGCCCGATTTCATACAATAGCAAGAATGTAGTTAACGATTTCTCGACTCGTTTAATTCTTGATGTTCATCAACCTGATCCGATTGTTAAGAACGGTGATGTACCACAGTTTACACCGGATATCGATCTCGACATTTTAAAAACAGGCTAAATATGCACCATGTTTAATTCAGAGCGTTTACGTATAGCAAGAGAACGGAGAGGCCTGACACAAAGAGCGTTAGCTGAAGCCACTGATTTGACCAGCAAGACTATTTCAAACTACGAAAAGGCGGGTATCTTTGAGGCTATAGCCAGCGACACAATGGAGCGAATTTCGGCTGTCCTTGGCTATCCTATTGAGTTTTTCCGTGACAGGGATGTCCCTACCCTGTCACCAGAGGCTGTGAGTTTCCGCGCAATGACAAAGTTAACGGCACAGAAAAGAGACTCAGCTCTCGGCGCCGGTAAACTTGCGCAGGAGTTATCAGCCTGGATTGATGAGCAATTTAAACTCCCGAAACCTAATGTGCCCGATTGTAGCTTCGATGGATATTCTGAGCCTGAACGCGCTGCCCGGGCGGTCAGGGAGTGCTGGGGAGTCGGCGAATTATCCATTTCCAACCTGATCCATCTTCTTGAGGCAAATGGTGTTCGCGTGTTCTCCCTTGCTGAAAACTGTGTTGAGGTTGATGCCTTTTCGTTCTGGATGGACAATAAACCTTTTGTGCTTTTGAACACAATGAAGACACCAGAGCGCAGTCGATTCGATGCAGCCCATGAACTGGGACACTTGGTTCTCCATAAACATTCAACTAACAACGGCCGCCAAGCAGAGCAGGATGCAGACCGTTTTGCATCGGCATTTTTAATGCCTGAACGCAGTGTTTTGGCGTCAGTGCCAAGGATGCCGTCGCTCGATCTGCTCATCTCGCTAAAAAAGAACTGGAAGGTTTCATTAGCCGCCCTGGTTCGCCGTACGTTCGATGTCGGTTTATCTACCGAATGGCATTATCGCCAGTTATCAATAGAGCTTGCCCGACGTGGGTATCGTACGGGCGAACCTCAAGGGATGGAAGAGCGCGAGAAGTCACTCGTGCTGGATAAAGTTTTCTCAGCCCTGCGCGCTAAGGGAATTAAAAGAGGAGAAATTCTCGAACAACTAAAGTTTCCCGCCGACGAAGCGAGTGCCCTTACCTTTAATAACAGTTTCTTTATGGAAGCGATCAATGGAGGCAAACGGACTGCTTTGGAATCGGAGAGATGCTCATCTCATTTACGCTTGGTTAAATAGATGGTGCTTTTACGGCGACGCCTGTCGCCGTCTTCCACTAAATACCGACTTCGGCATTTATCAATAAACGCTTTCACATTTCCACGTTCATAACGCCCACCTGCCCTGAAGGCATGAACCTCCGAGCAGGGGGGACATAGTCTGCAGTAATATATGATTCATTAAGTAACTAAACGCCCAAGTAAAACCAGACCGAAAACAACAAAGCCAAACCACGCCGCAGCACGAGCCTGAGGCTCTAGGCTGAATCCTTTTTTATCGAAGGCATAGGAGTAACACAGAAAAGCTCCTGAAATTATTACGATAAATATAATCTGACTCATGTTCTCCCCTAATTAGGCAATGGATCCTGTGGTCGCCACCAGTATGTTTGGTTAAACTCTTTGCGGGAACGCTGTTCCATCTTACGAAGATAACCAGGGGAAAAATATTCCTGCAACTGGTTAAAAATCATATGATCAAGAGCCGCTTTTGCATACCACAAGTTAGCCCCGGGGATTAGCCCTTTACCAAGTTTCACCAAGTCCCCGCCCGTTTGTTCTGGTTTGCCCTCTACGGCATTGAGCGGTATTCCCTGCCCCAGTTTAACCATATCATCAACCAGACCAGCGACCGGGCCAAGCATTGACGCCAAAGCGCCGCCACCATAGCGAGTATGATCGGATAACAGAAAATCACCATACAGCCCGAGCCCGCCACCTTTAAGCAATGCACCAAGCCAAAATTTCCCCGCACCCTCTCCAACCATATCCCGCGGGTTACGCCCAGATGCCATATCGTTCAACTGCTGTGACAACGCGCCGAGGATAGTAGTGCTGGCAATAAAAGTTGCAATGTATGCGGCCCGACCACCGGCGGAAGGCATACCCATTGCACGTGACCAGTGGCGCATCACCACCGATATCGGGAAAGACTTAAACAGGAATACGCTGCGGGTTAGCTCGCCTTTCCATGTACCTCGTTGAATACCTGAACCGGTAACCATCTGCTCACGCGCACCTGGTGTAATCACGGCCATATCAACTTCTTCCGACACTGCACCGAGCAGACGGCGCATAGCCTCAAATCTGACACGCTCAGGGGGGCCAATATGCTGTAATGCGGCATCAGGAATACGCATGATACTTTCTGGCGTCAGCATGGTGGTGTTACCGTTCCCCCAGTCTTCCTGCTCGGCCAGTTTCCAGATGGCGAAGTCTTGCTCTGTCACGCCTTTGCTTTTCAGAATACGAAAATCATTGTCATCGAGGCTGCGAAGATCTGGCGTCCGCCCCACCACATCCCCGATACTGCCCATCATAGTGACGCCATACGCACGCTTGTGCGCATCAGACCATGCGGTCAGGCCACTGGCGCGCATTACCGCCGTTGCCGACCAGCGAGAAACAGACGGCCCCATGTTATCCATCGCCCAGCGGTTTACACTGCCAAGGAGTGATTCCATCGCCAGCCCGGCCCGGCGGGCGCGCGCCAGTTCTGTACGATTTGTCGGATCCATCGCCTCCAGCTGGTTACGGAATAGCTGGTTCATTGGCAGGTTAGTGACCTTTGCTGACAGGTACATAGTGCCGAGATCAGAGAAGGAAGCGAGCAGGGCGGAGCCAAGACGGCTGGCCACCAGCCAGTTACGGATATTGTCAGACCATCTGGCGATATGCGGATTCGCTATCGGTTGTGTTTTCCCGGAAATGAAGTTGTAAAGATTTTCGGTGCTGTTAGCCAGGCGCTTAACCCGGCCGGAGCGTTGCGGGTTCGCGACAGCAGTTTCCGCCCTTACTTCGTCGAGAATAGAACGGAATACGTGATCCGGGTTCGGCCCGTATGTTTCTACCAGCGCAATATCTTTGCTGATGCTTTCCAGATGATGCACCATTATTTCCCACAACGAGCGGTCACCATACTGACGCTGGTATTCAAGGTATGCCTCGCCATCTTTGAAATGGATCTGCCGGGAAGCATTTCCCCGGTTGGCTCTCGCCCCGGATATTCGTAAACCTGTATCGCTGAGTTTATTTAAACCACCAGTAGCGATAGTCTCGTATGCCTCGCCCAGAAACGCCGTCAGTTCAGCATCGGACATCAGCTGCCCGTCGCTTTTGGTGTAATACTTTCGGTCAAGTTTCCCAATGATATCGCTGACCCACTTATCCTTAGAAACCTTGCCAACTTTTTCCATTGAATGATGCTGAGGCATGCCCCAGTCATCCAGATGCCCGATGTCGCCACCCGCATCGTTAAACCGGCGGCGGAGCAATTCAGTAACATCCTTCCAGGCTTTTGCCCCCGCCCTGGCTTTAGTATTCCCCGTGCTTTTGCCCCGAATTTCATAAACCAAATCACGAACGCCTTTTTCATCTTCGAACAGGCCGAAAAATCGGGGGTCAACAGCTTCAAAGGCTTCCTGCAACTGGCTGAGCGCATAATCTCGCGTAGCCTTCCCGCGGGATTCAACAGACAGGAAATTTGCTTTGCCGTCAGCGTGAAAAGCTATCGTGCGATTCAGCGCCTCCAGCTTTCCGTCTTTCCCTTTGTAATTATTAATAAATGAATCAAGGCGCTGGCGGGCAGTGATAGTTAACGCAACACGACGTTTCTTTAACGCCGCCTCTTGCTTTAACTCATCGGCGGCAAGTTGCCCGGCCCGGCGCAGACGTTCAGTCTCGGACAGCATCCGCCACGACGCAGGGTCGTTACGCGCGAGCGATCGCATGTTTCTGTAGATACGGTCTTCAATATTCTGAATTTCACGAGCGCTCAGAGTGCGCTGCGCTGCCTGTTGTACTGCCTGAATGCATTCCTGACGCATAAATTATCCCCTTAAGAAACATGCGACTGCGACATCAAAAAGGCCGGAATCCTGAATAGCCTGTTCATTTTCACGATTCGCCTCGTCAAGCAATTCACGAGCAGGGCGAGACTGAGGGTTGCCTTCATCATCCAGCGTGGTGATCATCATGTCGGGGGCGGTGGTCAGCGATTCCTCAGCGGCTTTCACATCAATGTCGCCCGTTTCGCTTTCGCTCTGTGTGCGCTGTCGGTCGATATCACGGATATGAGTCGCGACATCGGGTGGTGCAGCTTCATCAGCGCTACGCACTTCGGCTGTTTTGTAATATGAGAGCGCTTGCGCATTTAGATCGCTTTCTGCCTGCCGCCTGCGGGAAAGCTCAGCGCGAGCCTCATAGAACTGTCCGCCGGGCTCATGAGGCGCCAGCGTATTACGCGAAAAATCAAGACGCCCCTGCGCCTCTGTAATTCGCTGGTCAAGGTCTCGCAGGCGGCCCTGCTTGTCGGCTCTCGCACGTGCCAGCGCTTTGCCGTTCCCCGCGGGTTCCTCGGATAGGATCTGATTGCGCTGCTCAGTCAGGTTATCGATGAGTCGCTGGCTGTTAGCCACTTCAGACTGGTAAACCTGACGTTCGCCGCGGGGTAGCAACCGTGCGGCCTGCTCTTCAAGCCGACGCGTATCTGCCGCACGTGCTGCGGTTCCTTCTTCCGCATTAAAAAGTACCTCATCCAGAGACTGCGCAATCAGGCTGCGGCGCCCGGGGATCTCGCTGAATGCTGCCGGGTCGACAATGCTGGCCACATCGACGGGATTACCTTCGCTGACATTGCGCATTGCCTGCTGTAACGCCTGGGCGTGTGCATCCCGTGACAAAACGTTGACCGGTACTCCGGGAGCAATATCGATTTCTGCATGGTGGGCTGCATTAGCCGCCAGCGCCGCATCGACATCGGACGGGGCAAACACCGGCGCACGAACATTCTCGCCGCGAGAGTTAACAAAGCGGCCAAGACCGCCGAACGCAACGCCGAGCACTGCATCAATCGCCATCGCCTGGCGATCAAAAACATCGTACTGACCGGCCATATCATCGTAACCGGCGTTGCGTAGGGTTTCTGCCGTCATTCCGCGTAGCGCCATACCAAACGCAAGGTTAGAACCCGCAGCATACGCTACGTCAGGTGCAGCACGCGCTACGGCAGCACCGGCATTGAGTAACGCATTCTCGCCCGTTCTGGATATCTGCGCGCCAACACCTTCCGCCAGCGCGCCACCAGCACGCAGACCGATACTCATGGGGATCAGCGTACCGGCGCCGGTCGTTATACCGTGAATCAACGCGACATCCTGAGCCGTTGATAAATCCACGCCTTCCGACCTCAGACGCTCAAACTCAGAAAAGCCCTGAAGCGAGGTAACAGCCGCCGCACCGCCCAGCGGGCCCCCGATTGCGGTACCGGCGACAGCCTGACCACCCATATCAAATAGACCAAACAGAATCTGACCCGCGGTTCCGGTTGTACCGGCATCGGGAGTCAGACGCTTAACCTGCTGTGTTGCCAGCCTTCTCTGCTCGGCAATGTATTCTTCAGAAGAATCCCGTACGGGTGTATTTTCATTAATAAACCGGGACAGAGGGGAAACAACTTTATCCATCCCCGCCCAAAGTAACTGATCCGGTTTGGCCACAAGGCCCGAATACAAACCTGATACACCGGCACCCACAGCATTATCGAAAAAACCGACATCACTTTTTAAACCAATGGGGCTGGATGCCGCTGTTTCTGACAGTTGGTTTTGATTCGACTGATTTAATCCGAAATAACTCATTGCGGTATGCCCTCGATAAAGCGCTGACGCTGCTGAGTCAGATCCAGTATTACCGGAGAACCATCAGATTTAAGCAGATACCCTGCACCGAGCTTTACCAGATACTGGCTGTCACCGTAACTTTGCAGGCCATACTGCCCCGGCGGTGCTTTGATTCCTGCACCAGTGACCTGTGTTTGCCACGCCTGATCGACCTGTTTATCAAACTGTTCTGGCGACATACCCCACGGCAGCAGAACATACCCCATGCCGTTATAGTCATGAACACCGCCAGTTGACACATTAACGGCCTGCTTCCAGACATCATCATCCAGAACACCAGAGTAATCCCCCTTCTGGGCCATTATTCCCGCGTAGTAATCCTTTGCCACCTCATATGCCATTGCGGCTCCCTGAGCATCACCGGCGAATGCATTCTGCACAGCACCGGAGAACTCAAGGCGCATGTCGTTTTCTTTAGGCATCGTCATCCCTTTTGAGTCTTTAGTCCCTTTTCGTGCAGTAGAACCCGCGAGAATGGTTTTTGACGCTTGCGAAGGTGAGATCGTGATATCAGGATTGAGCCAGTTTTCCTGTGCAAGTAACGACGAAGGTTTATCCATCAGGACGCCGGCGACCGCCGCAGAGGGAGCATTTACCGCTATTTGTTTGAGTGTGGACATGTAAGGCGCGCCACCGCCGGTACCTTTATGAATGGTGTCCAGTAGTCTTGACTGGTTTTCCGGCGTTGACTGCAACAGAGCCTGAGATAAAGCCTCCGCCTGCGCTTTGGGTAAAACCGCATCGTTTTTAATGCCAAAACGTTGTTTTTGGATGATGACATTTTTCACATAATCACCCAGTAGCTCAGGGTTAGCTGAATAGGCTGAGAATGCTTTTTGGGTCGTTTCGTCATTTTGTACAAGCCAGCCGCCGGGATCCGCTTCGCGGGCTTTCAGTACCTGAGTTAGCTTATTCTGCGCGGTGGTGTACAGCTCCTGCTGGTATTTAAAATCAGGGGCGGATTCTTGTGGCTGCAATGCCTGCACTGCGGCCAGCCCCTGCAGGGGCGTTCCCTGTACGATGGACTGATAGACTGGCTGAAGGCTCATTGCCTGCTGATAATGGCGGTAGGTTTGCTCCAACTGCATGCGCTCTGCCGGTGTCGCCTGTACGGGCAGGGTGGAGGCCCACGCTTCCGGCGTTATCGGGGAAACGTTTTTGCCCGCTTCCAGAAGCGCAAGATCATCCTGCATTTTGCTTTGCAGTGCGACGCGGCCGGCGGATGCCCGCATGTCGTACAGCGCTGACATCTTATCAATGGCGCTGCTCTGATCCTGCGGTGACATTTTATTCCAGAACGGCATCCGGGATATGGAACCAATTGTCTCGCCCGGTGGAATGCTGGCGGCTGCACCCAACACTTTCTGTACATGTTCGCGGGTTTCTTTCAGCGGAATAGCGGATGTAAACCCGGCATCGGATATCTCGCCTTTTCGCGGATCGCCAATTTTCGTCAGGCTTTCGTTCTTACCTGTCTTATTGGTGCCGTTAATCCAGTCATCAACCATTCCCGGCCCGGCATTATAGGCCGCAACCGTAAGAACTGGGTTGTTGCTGTATTTGCTTCCCAGATGCTCGAAATACGCGTTACCGATCTGCAGGTTATACTGTGGGTCGTTAAGCCAGCGCTCGCGGCTCCATTCCACCCCGGCATATTTTGCGGCTTCCGGGCCAGTTTTTTCCATCACCTGCGCGATGCCGACAGCACCAGCACCGGAAACCAGAGGAGAACCATCGGCGCGGAACTGCTGCCCCCGGCTTTCAACGTACATATTGGCCGATGCCAGTTGGCTAAGGTCTGGTGTTCCTGTTGTCGGGAGAGCTCCACCCGGCCCCATCATGGATTGTTTCTGTTGGCTGACGAACAGATCAAATGCGCCAGAGGCTGCTTTCTGCTGCCACAGCGTTTTCTCGAACGCTATTTTTTCTTCGGGCCATCCCTGCGCTCTACCATATTCATCAATGCCCTGATTACGGGAACCGGCCTCAAGCTGGGTACTGATTTTGTCGCCGTAATACAGGCTTTCTCTCTGGACACTGGCGTTATTCGATGCGTTGTATGTTTCCTGCAGCGCACGGTCGCGCTCCCCCTGCTCGTATACAAAGCTGGTTCGCTCCATCTGCACTCGTTGGGCCGTCAGGAGGATTTTACCGCGCTGGCGGGCTGCTGGTGGAAGTAACGAGAGTTGCTTATCCCGCCAGGCGTCCCATTCTTTCAGCGTATCGTTGGTCGCACCAACGGCGTTAATCCCTTTACGGGTTGCTGTCATGCCGGTTTCCGGGTCATACAGCAGTTTATTAACCTGCGCCCCACCAGCGGTACTCAGCGCCTGCAATGCGTTCTGGTTATCCTGCTCCTGCCGCTGCTGGATATCATCAGCGACACCAAGCCCCGCTCTCCCTAGTTGGGCTACAGCGTCCCCGATGGCGCCGGCATTACCAACATCGACTCGGGTGGGCTGCGCCTGAGGTAGGACGTTTCCAAAGTTACCTGTAGGGATTCTCATTCCTGACCATCCTTCTGATTATTTTCACGACCATTAACATTCATGCCTTCGGATAACACCAAAGACGCTAACCGCGAAACACGCAAATCATGAAACATTCCATGACCTCCAAATAACCGATAAAGGGGAATTAATTAACTGTATAATACAATTTTATGGAATTATTTTCCCCTGTCGTGAGGTGCAATGATATGCCTGTTGTCGTGTCTTATCGTTATGACTGGTTCCGTATAATCGAGGACATTTCACGAGAGGGCCTGACACTCAGTGATATTGCGAAAGAACTGGATGTATCAAAAACAGCGGTTATTGGATGGAAGCAAGGGGCCGAACCTCGTTACTTTGCTGGTGATGCTCTTATCTCTTTGTGGTGCCACATTAAGCAAAGACGGAAGGAAGACCTGCCGACTCAAATCCTGTCGCGTAAGTTCATCCATAACTACACATCCCGGCGTTATGCAAACGCGCAAAAACATGTGGAGACCGCATAGCGAATACACTCCACGTCGAAATACCCGCAGTTTTTTCTCTCGAACCATCAAAAAAGAAAAATAATTTCTACGGGAGTTGACGTGTTTCAGCCCTCTTTGTACTCGCGCGCGCGCGCGTTTTGTCAACGCCTCTTATGCTGCTTTCAAGGCTGTCGAGCACTTTACGCAGAGATTTAATCTGTTGTGACATGTCACGCTCTTGCAATAAAGCCGCAGTGATAATTCTGGAAACTTCTTTGGTCAGGATGATCAGCAGGTAAGTAGTATTATCCCCGGAAACTTTGGCCCTTCGTTCAGCGGGTAATGCCGTCAAAATAGCGTTTCGAAGTAACCTTGTTCTTGTGACGGCTCTGGCAGACTGCCCATCAAACCACCGGAATAGTTTTTGCCGGTTGTTATTTATGGCCCGCCAGTCAGCCTGGCCGTAAGCATCATTCATTGGATAGAGTTTTATGTACTCTGAACATTCTCCACTGGCAAACCACGCCTTACAGATCTCAATAGCAACATGCTCCTGGCTGGTCTCAGCAGCCCATGAGTAAACTTCTGATTTGATTTCATTCATAACAGTCTCCAGAAATTGATTATGTTTAATCAGTTTTTTTTGCCCGGATGCACTCTGATGGGGGTCAATGTAGGGATTGCCTGTAGTCCGGGCAGGAAAGTAACAGGTACATATTCAACGGGGAGTTCAAGTGGATAAACGCGATCCATGTATGACGCTAATTACTGATGAGGAAATGCTAGAAATCACAGGTGCGCAATTCCCTTCCAAACAGTGCCAGATACTAAAAGATCACGGTATAGCTTTTGTGCGAAGACTGGACGGCCGCCCAAGAACAACATGGTTCAATTTCAACCATCCACTGCATAGCCGTCATCACTCTCTCGAAGAAGAGATATTGGAGGATGAGGAGCCAGACTTTGATGCAATCTACAGAGGGAAAGGAAAAACCAAAACCAACCCGAAACGCTAGAACACTATATCTATAGGAGAGGGGGCCTCTTTCTCTCTGGTTGGGTGGATGGGACTGTTTCCAGAGGAGCATTTTTCTGCGGTGGAAATAAGAATTTTTTTCGGGCGATTTATGCTTATAGGATGGAGCACTTTCCAAAATGATGTACACATGGGTGTACACAAAGAAAAACAAAAGTAATAAATACATATATAAATCAATGTGTTTATGGGGTTTATTTTCTTTCACATCAAGAAAAGCAAATAAGCTATTTGCCAGCATCAAAACCTAAAGCCCGCATCCGCCGGGCTTTTTTTATTATCGCCATTGTACATGAGCATAATAATAAACTCGCTTGAGGCCAGGTTATAAATGTGAGAAAAACCAGGGAGGATAAATATTTTTTGTGACAATGAGGTCTGAATGAAACGCTTTTTAACCCTCCTGATGCTGTTTCTTATTCCCATAGCCTGTGCCGCTGAATCACAACCGATTGAACCACGCGTTAAGCCTGCTTATCCCGCGAAAGCCGAAAAAAAAGGGATACCGGGTCAGGTTAAAGCGCAATTTGACGTTGATGAGAATGGGCGGGTGACTCACGTTCGGTTATTAAGCTCCGATCCTTCCGGAATGTTTGATAATGAAGTCAGGGCCGCAATGGAAAAATGGCGATACGTCAAAGGGAAGCCTTCCAGCAATAACATCATTACCATTCATTTCATGCCGGGGCCGCCTTGTGTAGAGGTGCCAGCGCCAAACCAGCCCGGCAGTATTCAAAGCAGCGGCGTCCCTTTTCGCTAA